CGCTGTTTGGCCCGGCTCGCCGCGGCGTCCAGTACGCTGGCGGCCCCGACTCGCCCGACGTCCACCTGTCCGATTCAGACCTGCACATCGAGGTGAAGCGCGTCGAGCGCCCGTCGCTATGGGCGTGGGTCACCCAAGCGCGACGCGACGCAGCCGGCCGGCCGTGGTGCATCTACACGAGGAAGAACCGCGAGGAACCGCTACTGATCATCCCGCTCGCGCACATGGTCGAGGTGGCGCGGCAGGTCGTGCTGCACAACGGCATGGGCGAGTACGCAGAGCAGCATGACCCCGTCGCCGACGGGTGGGGCGGCAAGGAAGGAATGCCGTGAACGACCAGGCACGAGAAAGGCTGGAACGGCGCCGCGCCGGCACTGTCGCCCGGGGCCGGGCAACCACCGCCCGCGGAGCGGACGTCGGTGCTATACCGGGCGTCGGCGACCAGGCTCGTCGCGACAGGTGCGAGCGTGACCTACTTGCGTTTCTGGTCGAGTACTTCCCCAACTCGACCGGACTATCGCCGTTTTCGGACGACCACCGCCGCGTGATTGGACGCATCCAAGACTGCGTGCTCCGCGGCGGGCGATTCACCAACGCGGTGTATCGGGGCTTCGCGAAATCGACGATCTCCGAGCTGTCGCTGATATGGGCGGTCATCTACGGGCATCGCAAGTTCGGAGCGATTTTCGCGGCCGAAGCGAGCCTCGCCGACAAGGCGATCACCTCGATCAAGACGGAGCTCTCGGACAACGACCTGCTCCTGGCCGACTTCCCCGAGGTGTGCGTTCCGGTACGTGCGCTCGAGGGCAAGCCGCAGCGATGCAGCTCGCAGACCGTCAACGGGCAGCGGACCCATATCGGATGGAAAAAAGACACAATCGTGTTCCCGACGGTCGCCGGCTCGCGGGCGGCCGGCTCGATCGTAATGTCGAAGGGGCTCGGCGGCTCAATCCTCGGCCTGCGGTGGAAGTCGCCCGACGGCCGGCAGCTCCGGCCGGATTTTGTGCTCGTGGACGACCCGCAGACTCGCGAGAGCGCGCGTAGTCCGATGCAGTGCGAGACGCGGCTTGAGATTCTGACAAAGAGCGTGCTCAAGCTCGCCGGTCACCAGACGTCCATCGCGTGCGTCGTCAACGCGACGGTGATCGAGCACGACGATATGGTCGATCAATTGCTTGACACGGCCCGCTACCCGGCGTGGCAGGGCGAGCGGATCCCGATGGTGCGTCAGTGGTCCGACGTCCATGAAACCATGTGGCTCGACAAGTACCGCGAGCTGCGGTGCTCATTCGCACCGGACATCGTCGGCGACCAGGCACGCGCCCACGCAACCGCGACGGACTACTACCTGGCGAACAGGGAGCAGATGGACGCCGGGTGCCAAGTCTCGTGGGCCTCGTGCTTCGACCCGGAGCGGGAGCATTCGGCCATCCAGCACGCATACAACGCGCTGATCGACGACGGCGAGGACGTTTTCGCGAGCGAGTTCCAGCAACAACCGCTCCGCGACGAGGCGGCGACGCGGTCGATCTCGACGGAAGACGTCCGCTCGCACGTTATCGAGGTTCCACGGTGGGTCGTGCCTCGCGGATTGAACACGCTCACGGCGATGATCGACGTACAAGAAAAACTTCTCTACTGGGCGGTGCTGGCCTGGGGACACGAGATGCGCGGCCACATCGTGGCGTATGGCACGTACCCCGACCAGAAACGCACATACTTCACCCTGCGAGACGCGCGAAAGACGCTCGCGAAGGCCGCCGGGGTGGCGGGCGTGGAGGCCGGGATCCTCGCCGGCCTCGAGGCCGTGGCCGCGGAGCTGCTTGACCGCGTCTACATTCGCGAGGACGACGCCGCGGAGCTGCGGATCTCGCAGATGCTGGTCGATGCCAACTGGGCGCAGACCCAAGGCACGGTGAGGGACTTCTGCCGGCGCAGCTCGTGGGGGCCGCGCATCATGCCGACGCACGGCCGGTTCGTCGGTGCGTCCAGCTCGACGCTCAGTGACAAGCGACCCGATAAGGGCGAGCGGGTCGGGTTCAACTGGCGCACCAGCACGATCGGCAGACTGCGCCACCTCCTCTTCGACACGAACTCGTGGAAGACGTTCGTCTCGAGCAGAATCCGCACGCCGCTCGGCGACCCGCAGTCCCTGACGATCCACGCCGGCTCTCACCAGATGCTCGCCGAGCAACTTTCGAGCGAGGTGCCTGTGAGAGTCGAGAGCAAAGAGCGCGTCGTCGATGAATGGCGGCTTGTGCCTGGACGCGACAACCACTGGCTCGACTGCATCGTCGGCGCCGCGGCCGGCGCGTCATTCACCGGCATATCGGCCACGGGTGCCGAGCTGCGGCCACCTCCGCAGCGTCGAACGATCTCACGAGAGGAAATGGCCGCGCGACGGGCCGAGCTTATGCGTCGCCAGGGAGGATTGGGATGAGCGAGCCGTCGCCGGATTTCAAAGAGGCAGTCCGGTTCCAACGAGAGTACGACAGTGCGGATCGACGCAGTCGTGCGGCAGATAACGACGCCGCGAGGCTCGAGGTGTGGGTGAAGTTTTGGCAGCGGTGGCACGTATGCCGCTATTCGCGCGCCCACGAGCACATACGGATCATCGCGTGTATGCGCCTGGGCGACCGCTGTGAGCCATACGTCCGCGTAGACCTCGGCGGCCCCGAGGGGGCGCAGCCCGAGGGCGGGTGCAAGCTGGAATCGCTGTACTACCAGTGGCTACTCGCCGGCGACGGGGAAGTGGCAATGCGAGCCGATATCCTAAGGTCGTGCCTCGAGTACACGGCGGACCGCGTTCACCTCGGCCTGGAGCTGCTCGACCAGGCGAGCCAATCCGAGGAGGATGAAGACGATGAGTAGCGTGCTGATCCTGTGCGTGGGCATGGTCTACGCGGTAGTAGCGTTTGACCAGTGGAGCAAAGGCGACGGCGGCATGGCGATCGCGTGGTTGGGCTACGCGCTAGCGAACTGCGGGCTGGCAATGAGCGCGAGGTGATATGGACGGCGACATCGTGACGCGCCTGCGACGGTGGACGCACGCGGTGGACGCTGCCCCGGCGAGCGAGGTAATGGACGCGGCCGCGGACGAGATCGATCGGCTGCGCCGTTTACTGAAGCAACAACGCGACCCCCGGCCGGCCGGCGGCGGACCGATAAACCGCGCGGCCGACCCCGCCGGAGCGTCGGATACAATGAGCGACGCCCTCGGGGGTCGCCGCCGTGTTCGACGAGGACGACGACGACGACCTGGACGGCACTATCGTCGAGTTCTTGTAGCCCCCCTCGCGGGTGGTGAAGTTTGGTACACTGTAGTCGCCCGCTCGGAGCGACACGGTGCCGACGAACGACGACGTCATTGATGCGGTGGCGGCGAACCTCGCGCAGCCGCGTCGTGCGCGTACCGACGCCGGCGAGGTAGAGCAGCACGAGCTCGACCGCCAGGTCGAGGCCGCGCGGTTCGTGATGCAGGCCCGCGCGACGACGAACCCGCTGTCGTGCCTCCGAATGGCCCGCATCGAGTCCCCGGGGGCCATGGGCTAATGGGCCTGCTCTCTCGCCTCCTGGGGCCGTCGAGGTCTGGCACCGCCAGGCGCGAAGTCTCCGCGCGCTACGATGCCGCGCAGACGTCGGAATTGAACCGCAGGCACTGGCAGGCGGCCGACACGCTCTCGGCGGACTCGGCCCTCACGCCGGCGGTGCGGCAGCGTCTTCGCTCGCGAGCCAGGTACGAGGCCGCGAACAACGGGTACCTCGCCGGCATGACGAACACGAGGGCCACCGACCTTGTCGGCACCGGCCCCCGGCTCCTGCTCGACTGCGGACCCGACGCCGACCAAGAGCTCGTGAGCATCGTCGAGGACAACGTCTACGAATGGGGGCAGGCCACCGCGCTCGCCGCCAAGCTGCGGACGATGAGCATCGCCAAGGCAATCGACGGCGAGTCGTTCGCGATCGTGACGAACAACTCGGCCCTCCGCGGCGTGCAGCTCGACCTCCGGCTCGTCGAGGCCGAAATGGTCGCCGACCCGGTCGTGCGAATCGACCTGGCCGGCGCAGTGGACGGAATCCGCTACGACGCCGACGGCAACCCAGCGCAGTACTACCTGCTCGACCACCACCCGGGATCGACGAACCTCGGCGCGACGATGGCGGGGCGCTGGATCGACGCCCTGTCCGTTCTGCACTGGTACCACGCGACCCGGGCCGGTCAGTCTCGCGGCGTCGGGGAGGTCGTGCCGGCCCTCGAGCTGTTCGCCATGCTGCGGCGATATCAATACGCGGTCGTCACGGCGGCCGAAACCGCCGCCGCGTTCGCCGCCGTGCTCAAGACCACCCTTCCGCCGGAGGCCGTCGCTGCGCCGTCGATCGATGCGTGGGAAACCATGCCGATCACTCGCGGCATGATGACGATCGCGCCGGAAAACTGGGAGCCGTATCAACTCAAGGCCGAGCAGCCGACGGAGTCGTTTTCGGCGTTTGAGCGTCGCATCCTCATGCAGATCGCCCGCGCGATCAACCTGCCGTACATCGTCGCCACGATGGACGCGAGCGGCGCGAACTACTCGACGATGCGCGGCGACTACCTCGTCTACCGAAAGCACCTCGCCGCCGAGCGTGCCGAGCTCGAGCGCGTGGTACTCGACCCGGTGCTCTCAAGGTGGCTCGACGAGGCCGCGCTGATCGACGGGCAGATACCCGACGGCCTGCCGCCTCGCGACCAGTGGTCGTGGCGGTGGGCCTGGGACGGCCACGAACACGTAGATCCGGTCAAGGAAGCGAGCGCCGAGCAGATTTCCCTGCAGGCCCATACGACGAGCCTGTCCGAGGTGTGCGCTCGCCGCGGACGAGATTGGAGGCAGGTACTGCGGCAGCGGGCAGCGGAGCAGGCTTTCGCTGCCGAGCTCGGCATCGACCTGCAGCCTGCACCGCCGCAGCCATCACCGCAGGAGGCCGAAGACAATGCATGACCTGCGACTCGCCTCCGAGGCGACGATCACCTGTCCGCCGATTTCCGCCGACGGCGAGTCCGCCAGCCGGCCGACGTTTCGCCTGGTCGGCTACACCGGCGCCGCGATTCGCCAGGCGTGGTCGCGCAATCCCCTCGTGGTCGATCTGGCCGGCCTGCAGGACGCCGGCCCCGTCGCCGTCATGCTCGGCCACGAGTACGACGTCGATCATGCCGTGGGTCAGGCTTCCAGCGTCACGAACACAGGCACCGAGCTCATCGTCGAAGGCGAGGTCATCGGCGGCTCGCCCGAAGTGCAGAAGGTGCTCGACCTCGCGCGTGCCGGCTGGCAGTTCCAGGCGAGCATCGGAGCGAACGTCGGCCGCATCGAAAACATCGCGGCCGGCGAGCAAGTGACGGTAAACGGCCGCGAGTTTTCTGGCCCGATCTCTGTCGTGCGAGCCAGCTCGCTGCGTGAGGTGTCGATCGTCCTGTTTGGAGCGGACCCACATACGTCCGCCGCTATCGCCGCGGAGGCGAATACGGAGTGTGAACCCATGGCGCAAGCCCATGACAAGCCCGAGGACGTCGTCGCCTCGGAAGCCACGGCCCCGGGCGCCGTGGGCAACGTGATCCCCGTCACCGCCGGCAGCGACGGCGCGTCGCTGATCGACGCCGACACGGTCGCGGCCAAGGTGCTCGAGAAGATCCGCGGCGACATCCTCGCGAACATTCGCGCGGAGCGGCCCGCCGCGCCGGCGATCCATGTGGCGGCGCCGGCGGCCACCGACGAGCGGACGGTCACGGCGTCGCTGTGCCTCGCCGCCGGCCTGCAGGACGTCGAGCGGCACTTCGACGAGCGGACCCTGGAGGCCGCGAGCAAGCGTCGCCACGGGTCGGTCGCCGAGGTGATCGTGCAGGCCGCGCGTGCCAACGGGTACGACGGCGAGGGCTACCGGCTCAACAGCTCGAACCTGCGTCAGGTGCTGAAGGCGGCGTTCGCT